ATGCGGACGGGTCATTGAGTTCGGACTCCTTAAATGCGGTATCCCAGGATATGACAATTTTTTTAATATTATGTATTTCAATGACCTGCCCCGGTTGGCACCGGTATCGGTTGAACCATTCAAGTTTGACAAACCCGCCCTCGTCAGAGATTGGTTTTTGCATATACTGGGCATTCCATTCACGGGTGCCGATGACCGATTTTGTTTCGAGCAACCTGTCGATAGAAAAGATCTGAGAGTCCGGCCATATGGATTCTCCGATCTTACGGCCCAGCCGGTCATCATCGCTGTCACAAATGGCTGGTATGTCCAGAACAGTCCACGCCTCTCCCGGATTGTTCTCCCTGATGCGTTCTTCATCCTTTTCAAGCAGGTATCCAACCAGGTCGTAGAAGTGCCACCTAGTCATTACAACGATAATCGCATTCTTTTCCATAAGCCGTGTATAGACAACACCTTTATACCAGGATATCAGCCGTTCACGGATTCGTTCACTGTCTGCCTCCTCACGGGACTTGATGGGATCGTCAATGAGGAAACAATGGGCGCCACGCCCTGTGATTGCTCCGCCGACACCGACCGATACGCAGACGCCGCCCTCTTTAGTGGTCAGCTTATTGGCGCCCTTGCTATCGGGGGAGATGTGGCAGTTCGGGAATACCATTTGGAATTGCGGGTCAATCAATTGATTCCGGATTTTGCGACCGGTATCACCGGCCTTGTCATGAGAATAGGTAGCCGCGATAATCTGATGATCCGGGTTACGACCAAGGTACCATGCCGGGAAAAATTCAGAGATCAGCATGGTTTTCCCGGAACGGGGCGGCTGCGTTACGATCAGTCTGGATATTTTGCCGGCCTCGATTGCTTCAAGAGCTTTTGCTATAAGTAACAGATGTTTAGATATTTTGTATTCCGGGAACATATATCTGGCATAACTCAGGACATGGTTCTGAATTTTATTCAGAGTCGGATCGACTGATTCGGAAGTCGTCTGAAACATTTTCCATTCCTATGGTTGCATTCTTTATTTTCTTTTTATGATCTGCGGGGAGCATGTTCAATGTGATGCTTATGTCTTTCTCGCGCTTGAGGTCATTCCGCAGTTCTGCCAGCAAGGTAATGTATTTACGTTCTTCCTCCGTCCATCTTGACCCGGATCTGCCTCCGCTGGATATGACAGCGGCTCTTGCATTTTCGCTGCAGAATTGGATTTCGTCGCATACCAGGCCCATAATTCCTTTCAGCTGATAATAGTTTTCCAACGGATTATATCTGGCATCCTGCATCTGCATCATGTCGGCTTCGAGCTGGTCCATTGTGATTCCGAGTTCTGTTGCGACTTCTATCAAGGTTGAATTCGGGCGCAAGGCCAGTTTTTGTGCAACCAGCCGATGACGCTCAGCGATCAGCTGAATTGCTTTTGTATGTTTTGATTGGTCCTTTCTCAGTTTATTAATGATTTCATTGAATTCATTTTTAGTGAGATCGTATTTTTCTTGAAGGGTTTTATGATTTGCGTATGGATTTCGATAGAATTCCTGGCCGATCGGCCCCAGATTATTTTGGACCTTCATGTTCCGGTTGACGGAACAAAGTCTGGAATGCGCGACAGTGTCACCTGCCTGAGCCAGGGATTCGATATCCGCTTTGAGAATGTTTGGCTGGATACTCAGTTTTGCACATAAAGCGTTATTGGAAAAGTTCTGGGGATCACGGAGCAATTCCTTTAGTTTTTGCCGTCGCTGGACAACATTGCTGTTATTGAAAATAGCGATATTGGCATGTGCAGGCTTTGAATTGTCATTTTGTTCTGTCATGTTCCCTAACTTTTTTAATTGAAACCGTAAAAAATGTCTTGACTAATCTTACTTTTAGTGAGATTTTACAATAAAGTCAAGAGAATTTAGGCGAGAAGCTGACTTTTGTAGCGTAAAAAAACAAGCAAATTTTGGACGCGAGAAGCGAAAAGGGAGGGCGAGAAGCCGATGAAATTAAAACTGGACGAAAACGGTCATGTCATTGTGCAGGATGGAAAGCCTGTGTATCAGGATTCAGACGGGAAAGATGTTCCGTTTGACGTATCGAGAGCGATGATGAAGATCAAAGAGCTGAACGAAGAAAACGCAACCCGGCGGAAATCAAATGAGGCACTTGAGTCACAGCTCAAACAGTTTGAGGGGCTGGATGTTGAAGAGGCCAGGAAAGCGTTGGACACGGTCAAGAAGTTGGATGAGTCTCAATTGATCAATGCGGACAAGGTCAAAGAACTGGAAGGCCAACTCAAAGAGCAGCTAAAGGAAATATTTGATCGGGACAAACAGCAGATCGTTACGAAGGCAAATGCGGAACGGGAAAAATTGTTGAGTGAAAATGAGTCACTTCAAAATGACATTTCAACTTTGATGAAACGAAACAATTTTGCAAAATCCAAATGGTTTACCTCTGTCAATGGCGAACCTGCATTGACATTCCTGGATCCAGATCTTGGCATGGATATTTTCGGAAAGTATTTCAAAGTGGAAGGAAAGGGTGCGGACGCAAAATTCACCGGGTATTTGAAGGGTGAAAAGATCGCCTCTCAAGATCCATCTCGTCTTGCGGAACCGGCTGATTTCGACGAAGCCATTGGGCTTATCCTGGACAGCTTCGGTCCTGATAGAAAAAACAGTTTGCTGCGGGCTGCCCCCGGAGGGCCTGGCGCTGCAAACAACAATAGTGATTTTACGGCAGATGGTCAAAAAATAAAAATAACAAGGACACAGATGAGTGATCCAAGTGCGTACCGGAGAGCCAGAGAGGCTGCACAGAAAACCGGAGCGCAGATCGTGATCGTCGATTAATCTTTAAGGGGATCTGTCCTTGCTCATAGGGAATTCTCTTAAAGGTCTGTTTCCAGAACTTAACAAGGAGGTTTTCCTATGTCAAATACTTTTACAGGGGGGGTTAACCCCTACAATCCATACTTTTACGCACAAGAAGCCCTGATCGTTCTTGAGAAATCTCTTGGAATGGCAAGGCGGGTGCATAATGGATATGATGCAGAACGCAGATCGTTCAACAAAGGCGAATATGTCCAGTTGAAACGACCCAGTTCTTTTTCCACCACTATCGGTGGTACCTCAACTACAAGTGATGTCACGCCTGAAGCGCTCAGCATCCAGCTGGACACATGGCGTCAGGTTCGTTTTGGTCTGACAGACAAAGAGCTTGCATACACCACTGATCAGATCATTCAGGACCACATTGCACCGGCAACCTATGCGCTGGCATACTACATGGAGTCGTCCCTGACGAATCTATATAAATATGTACCATGGTATTATGGTGCATCTTCAACAATTTCCGCTCTTGAAATCATCAATGCTCGAAAAGTGATTCGCGACAATGCAGGACCTATCGTCGATACGGATATGCTTCATTTTGCAATCGATTCCACGATGGAAGCCAACTTTCTGAATCTTGGTATTTTTCATCAGGCGCAGATAGCCGGAGCGTCCAATCAAGAAGCACTGCTTCGCGGATCGCTTGGTACCCGGTTTGGAGTCGAGAGTTTCGTACAACAGACGATGACTACATCCCATGTTATTGGTACCGCACAGTCATCTGATACAACTGCCACCCTGAATGGGAACCATACGATTAATGCGACCACATTGAGTATCAATGGATTGACTGCAGGGACAAAATCATTCAAAGCAGGTGACACATTTATATTGGATTCAGCAGGTGGAGAAACCCAGAGGTATGCTGTAACTGCTGATTCTACAATCAGTGGAAATGCAATCGCAGCCCTGCCTATATGGCCTGCATTAAAGAAAAGCTTTGTTTCAGGAAAAGTTTTAACATTCGAAACAAGGACAGCTAACCGAGCTGATGCATACTGGCCGAACTTGATGTTTCACAGGAATGCGTTTGCCTTTGTGTGTGCTCCGTTGCCTCAGATTGGCGAAGGCGCCGGTGCAAAGATGGCGGTTGTCACCGATCCAAGAACCGGTCTATCCATCAGATCCAGACTTGGATACGATGACAAGATCGCAAAAGTGAATATAACGCTTGACGTGCTGTATGGCGTCAAATGTCTTGATCCCAACTTGGCCTGTATCGTGAGACGAGACGTCTAATTTCTGGTCTGAATAACGGCCCTCTCCGGGAGGGATGAATCTCCCGGAGAGTCCATAAAAAAAGGGGGAGTCATGGCAATCATCAAAGTGATTAAAAAAAGCAGGCCGGATGCAGGTGTATGGGATATTGATATAACAGGGTATGATCCCAGACTGTACTGGACCGTCAAAGAATTTGAAGAGCTGCAACAAGCAAAGAAACCAAAAATAACCAAGAAGGAAACACCCAAGGTCACGACATCCAGAGAAGCCGGCAGGATGGCTGTGAAACGGGAAGAGATTGAAATACCGAAGTCAAAAGAGTTTAAGTACAGCGACGATACTGAATCTGACATAGAAAAGGAGTAAAATTCATATGACAGAGATATCTGATTCAAAAGAGTATCGAGAGCTTATTATACAATGCCTGGTAGAAAACAAACGGGATCATGATTTGATCTATAAAGAGATTAGCGAGATAGGCAAGGAAATCGCCTCGTTAAATATTTCTACAATGATCAAGAATATCGATGATCTCAACGTTAAGGTCGAAACAATCAAAGACAGAATGTCCGGATTGAACGTCGACAAATTAAGATCCCAGCTGAATCTCATGATGGTGGATATTGAATCCATTAAAATCAAAGCAGGGATGTATGGAGCCATAGCCGGAATTGCGAGCGCCATCCCGGCATCGTTTGCGCTTGTTCTTGCAGTTTCAAGTTTAATTGGCGGACCGTGAGGTTTGACATGCTGAACCCAACCGGCGGGATTGTTAGAATGGATACCATGGGAAGTGGTATCTATGGCGCATCGAGAGGCGGCGAGAAGTGGCACAACGGAGTTGATTTCAGCGCTACACCGGGGCAGGCTGTTAAATCGCCGATCGACGGGAAGGTTATAAGGCAGGTTATTGTGTACCCGAACGATATCTATTATGGAATTGAAATCCGTAATTCAAAAATTGAAATATGTATGTTCTATTTAACGCCTTTAGAGAATGTAATTGGAACGGAAATCAAGAAAGGTGATATCGTTGGAGTAGCGCAGGATATTTCTAAGAAATACAGTCCGAAGATGAAGCCGCATGTCCATTTGCGGGTAAATAGTATCGATCCGATGTTATTGATAGGTATGCCATGACAAGGTTCAGTATCAAACCGGGTGATATTTTTTGTGTCAACAGCGGATCAGTGTTGGCGAAGACGATCAATCTTGCACAACGGATATGGGATCTTGATGACAGTGCTGAATACAATCACGCAGGCATTATCTTGAATAGAGCCGGCATGACTGTTGAGGCATTGTGGTCGATACGGGCCAATGACCTCTTTGAAAATTACACAGGCAAAAAAATAATAATCGGACGACATGATGCAATGGACAGAGAAAAGTATATGGCAGGTGCACACGCCATCAAATGCCATATTGGGAAACCATACCCTGCATATCGATTGATTCTGCATCTTTTGCCGCCACTCGCAAAATATTTTTCAATAGGCAACGTGGTTTGCTCGGAACTGACAGCACAGTTCTTGGTCGGGGCCGGGCTATTCCATTATTATAAGGGCGTCACGCCAAACTTTCTGGCAGACATGATCATAAATTGGAAAGGCTGGAGTGTTATATACCAGGGGGTTCTATAAATGGAACTTGTGGTTGAGACTGGAAGTGGGTTAGCGACATCGAATGCTTATTGTACAATCGATGAAGCAGATGAATATCATGAGGAGAGGCTTCACAACGAAGCATGGATTAATGAAACCAGCCTTGAGACAAAAGAGAAAGCGCTGGTGTGGGCGACCCGCGTTCTGGATGAAGAGGTAGAATGGAAAGGCGTAATCTACGCGTCCGGCCAGGCGCTTCGATGGCCAAGGTATGGGGTTTACACAAGAGACGGAGTAGAAATCGGGCAGAACGTAATTCCAACATGGTTAAAGAATGCAACAGCAGAACTGGCGATGTATCTGATTGAGTCGGATCGAACAACTGATTCCGGATCGCTGGGATACTCCAATATAAAAGTTGGACCCATTGAGCTTGATATCGACAAACAATGGCAGTCAAATGTGTTGCCGAAGTCGGTATGGAACATGATCAAGTATTATGGTGCCAAGGTGTCAAGCCGAAAGCAACTTGTGAGGGCGTAAGATGGCATTGAAGAAAGCAATCCAGGGAGCGGTTAAGTCAGCGTTTCAAGCGCTTGGGGATCTGGTGTCTGAAGTGCCATATCACGTTCGCGGGATTGAGGGATACTCACCATCCACATCAGGACCGACGATCATTGAAGAAGGTGGATGGGATGAAATGGTTTCAGCTGTCAGGCTGTCATACGAGGCAAAAGAGATTGACGGCACAGCGATTCAGGCGGAAGATGTGAAGATACTGCTTGACGGAACGGCCATCGCATTCAGACCCAAAAAAGCGGATACCATCCAGTTCGATGATGACATTTACGAAGTGGTCCGGGTTGAGGCAGACCCCACACAATCCGTATGGACATTGCAAGGAAGACCGGTTGATGAAGAGCATACAACAACAATTTGATCAAGCCATGGCTGAGATCGACAAGGAAATCAAAGGTGTTTTTTGCGATATTGTTATGGCAATATATAAACGCATTCTATGGTATTCACCGGTACCAATAGGTTCACCTGTTGGAACGCCGTCAGCTTTAAGTACAGGGCTCTTCGTGTCAAATCATATTGTAAGGTTTGATTATAAAGGGATGTCAATTCCGATAAGCCGATTTGAAACAAAAAACATTGATGTTGATTTAACCAAATCAAAACTCACAGTTGAAAATGCTGTCAGTTACGATGAATATGTTTTAGATATCGGTTGGGATAATACTTTTGGAACAGACCCGGAAATATGGCCCGGAGCAAGTGCTCCTCCGTATAAAACATATGATTATGCAGTTGAAGAGACAGAAAGACTGGACCTGCCAATAATAACTTCCAATTTCAATATGAAAACAAAAGGAAAATAATGTCTTTTGCAGAAGAACAGATGGCGATTGAGTCACGACTGAAAACAAACTGGGGGACAAGAACGCCCATTCAGTTTCCAGGAGTCAATTATACTCCAAGACAGGGAGTGTCTTACATCGCACTGGATGTTATTTCAGGGGAATCAAAAGCAGTCAGTATCGGTTCGACACAAAAAAATTATCGCAACAGCGGGTTTATATTTATCACCATTTATGCGCCGGAGGGCAAAGGGTATTATTCACTGAAAGGGCATGCGGATGCAGTCGCGGAGATATTCAGGGGGGTGTCATTCAACGGTATTAATTGTATGGCGCCGAGTATTGTCCGGCTGGATCCTCAGAATGGATGGCTCAGACTTGGAGTCAACATCTATTTTTACAGAGATGAAATTCTTTAACGGGGAGGATTGAATAAATGAGCTTTGAAATTGTTGGGACTCAGGAAACGTTGAATGCACTTGAACACCAGTTGGATACTCAGGACCGTGTAATGTACATGCGGTTTGGGGATGGTGAAATATTTATGGCGACGGGGGGTGGTAATTGTGAACATAGATTTTCAGAGGGTCAAAAAAAGGAGATGATAGAGGCTATAAATCTATCTGATACTCGTATTATCAAGGGTGTTTCCGGTGGGTATCCACTTGAGGATGGGATGAAGGATGGCCTATTTGGAAAGATGGCAAATATGCCGGAGTTGGTAGAAACATTTAGAAAGGTTCTCACAACTAATGAAACCACTTTCTACTCTCCAGTCATGTTTCATTACTTAATAGTCTTCCAGCCAGAACGGTTTGAACGTTTTGTGAATCAATACATTCGTGGAAAGAGGATAATGTATATTGGAAGCAGATCTCTTCAGAATATGAATCTTCTTTTTGGTAATATAAAATATCATATCCAAATTCCAAATAAAAATGCCTATGACAGCATTGAAAAAATCTGGGAAAATGTCGAGTCGAAACTAAACGGTATCGATGTATGTATCCTCGCCGCAGGAAGCGCATCAAATATTATACAAAAGCGAATATGGAGTGCAGGATACAAGGTCCATGCACTTGATTTTGGAAGTATATGTGATGTTCTTGAAACAGATAATACAAAAACATGGTTACGAATGGTTGGATCTAAAATCAGAGACAGGTACATTCCAGCCCAAACACAGAGTCCTGAAAGCAAGGCAAAAATTAATATTCACATTCCGTACAAGCCTGGCAATCTTGGGAAAGCGTACAACGAGCTGATGGACAAGGCATCCTACGATGAATGGGTGCTGTTTGTAGACCATGATGTAATGCTGCTCAGGCAGAACTGGTATGATATTTGTGTTGCGGCAATTGAAAAGTACGGTAAAGAAGCAGGCTGGATTACATGCCTGACAAACGATATCTACTGCGCGGATCAGCTGAGAACAGACGCTCCGCAATCAAATGATATAATGATCCATGCACAGTTCGGAGACCAACTGTATCAAAAGAACGGATCGCTTGCATTCGATGTCGATCAAGGGCCGGTCAATCCGAACGAGCCTTTAAAACATGTGTTCTCAGGGTTCTTCATTCTGACTCATAAAGAGGCGTGGGAAAAGGTCGGTAAATTTGAAGAAGAGGACAGGGTTGTTGATCACGTTTACAAAGGATATCCGCTCAGGTTCAGATGTAACAAATTCCTTGGAGTTGACAACGACTATTTCCTGAAACTTGTGAATGCCGGATACAAACCCAAAATTTTGCAAGGGGTTTACGCCTATCATCTCAGATCTAAAAAATCCGTTCTTGACAAGACATCCCTTGAAGAAACGGATCGCAAAATCAATACAGGGAAAACAATCAACATATCCTCTGGTAAAAACAAGAAAAACAAAAAGAAACATAAAAAAAATAGGCACTCGGCCCCTGTTTCCGCTCCCGTTCCCGTTCAAGCATCATCAGAACATGTGTTATTGCCGCAAATGACAAAAGGGAATGTTGCAACCATTTCTGCATGCATGATCATAAGATCAGCTAACATGGACAATCCGGATCTGAATCTGCACAGGTGTTTGAAGTCGGTCAAAGGGGTTGTCGACGAAATAGTGGTTGTGAATACACGGACCGCAGAAGATCCTCCGGACAACTTCACAGACATTGCCGAATCCTATGGAGCCAAAGTTTATTATCACCCATGGGAGAATGATTTTTCAAAAGCCAGAAATCAATCCATCAAATACTGTACAAAAGACTGGTTGCTCTTGATCGATACCGATGAAGAACTTGTCAATTACAAGGGGAAGAAAGAAGATTTAAAATATTTTCTGGCGACAGTCCCGGATGATATCAGGGCGATTCGAATCACGTTGCGGAATATGGAAGACGGAAGGCTTGGAGCTGAGTTTAATCCACCCAAGTTTTTCAGAAGAGGGACTATCCTGTACGACAAGAGAGTTCATAATGTGCCGTTGTTCGCAGGTCCGCCAATGTATATCGATCTGGTACAACAAATTCATTATGGGTATGATACCAATGACAGTATAAAACAACACAAGTTTGAACGGACAGCGTCATTACTGCATGCACGTCTTGAGGACGATCCTGAAGATTATGAGTGTTATTTTTATTTGTCACAAATATATGGACACCACGGTTTTGGGGGCAAACAAATAGAGTACGCGGAAGAGTACTTGAAACATGAACATGAATTGAAAACGATCAAGTTTGACAATTCGATTTACTTTTCAACAACCAGAGCTTACATGCGGATTGAGAGAATCGAAGACGCAGAGCGATGGTTAAGGCTTGGATTGGAAAAGATGCCGAATGACATTGATCTTTTGCTCGCGATGACGGAGATCGGTGTTGCAAAGAGAGATCGACAGATGATTCTTCAGGGTGCGAACAAGTACATTGTCAATTATCATCAGTGGGAAAAGACAAAGGGGCAGAGCATGCATTTTGTGCATTCATATGTGCCGGAGGCGCTTGCGTTCTGCATCTTTCATCTTGCTAATATTTCTCTGCATGACGGCATGGTTGCACTGTCAAACATTTGCAACATGATGCCGCAATTCAAGCCTGGATTTAAAGCTGAGGTAAGTAAGAATATTGAGTTGCTGTTAAGTTCTCTTGACTTGAACTGGACAAAATATTCTACGCCCGAAATACGGGCAGCATGATTGATTAAAATAAAGGAGGCTACTTATGGCTGATACCAATAGAACCCAATTATATTATGTTGAAGAGACTTTTGCGAACTGGGGGACTACCCCTGCTTGTAACCCGACACAACTTCGGATGACAGGCGAGTCTCTTGGATTCAACATTTCCAACATTGTTTCAAACGAAATTCGTTCAGACCGCCAGACCACTGACCTGGTCCAGACCGGAGCTGAGAATTCCGGCGGAATAAATGGTGAAATGTCTTATGGTGCATACGATGATTTTCTCGAAGGCACTCTTATGGGCACATGGTCTGATTCGATTACAACCACATGCGCTACGTTGACCTTCATATTCACCAATAGCGTACTTGCAGGTGGAGCAGGCACGGTTCCGTTTACGGGTCTTTCCGTAGGGCAATGGTTCAGGCTGACCGGTGCATCGAGTGCAACGAACAATGGTTATCATATGATCACAACTTATACAAGCGCTCAAACGGTAGCGGTAGCCAACTCAACCATTGCGACTGAGGCTGCCGGTGAAACTATTACCATTTACAATGGCGGCAAGTTGAAGAATGGAATAACCATGAAGTCCTTTTCAATCCAGCGGACGCATGCGGATATGACCAACCCGATTTACTTCAAGTTTTACGGGATGTGCATCAACTCATGTACGTTCAATGTTGAAGCGGAACAGATTTCTACCATCACGTTCGACTTCATCGGCAAGGATACATCCATCGGATCCGGATCGTCAGACGGTCAGCAGTTTGTGTCCAACGCTTTAATGGCCAGCTATCACGCAGCTGCGGCTAACGATGTAATGAACGGCGTATCTCATTGTGCCCAGATTATGACCAAGAACCCGTCGACAGGTGCCTACACGGCTGTTAACAGCGCATTGATCAGGGGATTGAATTTTACGGTGGCCAACAATATCCGTGGAAAGAAAACCATCGGATCTCTCGGCAACTCCGGTATCGGCGCAGGCAAGGTCGATGTTACCGGTACCATGAGTGCCTTCTTCCTGGATCAGGTTATGTATGACCGGTATCTGAATGGGGATGAAACCGGTCTGACCTTTAAGCTGGAAGATACGCCAGCCGGACACACCTATGGGAATGCATACATTTTCACATTCCCGCGAATCAAATTCGAATCTGACACGGTCAATGCCGGCGGCGCGGATGCCGACGTTATGGAAGAAATCTCATGGCGGGCCATTCGTCATGCGACATTCAATTACACCATGCAGATCGACAGGTTTGTGAAAATGGTATAGTTAGATTTTGGCAGCACCCCCACAACCAGGGTGATGTGACCCCGTGTCGCCCTGGGCTGCCACCATTATCGTATATCAACAACGGGGATTTTAATTAATTTTCTAAACGGGGAGGAATGAATCATGGGTTTTGACATTAAAAAAGAGTACGGTACAGACGAGAAGAAAGAGGTTGAGGGCGTATGGGAAACTTTGGGCGAGGGTTGCAAGGTACTGGTCGCCAGAACCGGGAATCCGAAGTACGAAAAGGTTTACAATCGTATTACAAAACCATATCGCCAGCAGATCAAGAGGGACAGTTTGTCTGAGGAAAAAGCAAGGGATATCACAATTCAGTTGATCGCCGAATCCGTTCTGCTTGACTGGCAGGGAATCGAAGAGGATGGCAAGCCTGTAAAATATTCGAAGAAAGAAGCCATCCGCCTGCTGACCAAATACAAAGATTTCAGGAACGCGGTCAGTGAGCTTGCCGGGTCCATTGCTCTTTTCAAAAGTCAGGAAGACGAGGAACTGGAAAAAAACTTGCCGACTACCTAAGCTGGCTCAAAAAGATTGGCACCAATAAAAATCTGGATTGGCTTAGGAAAGTCCAGGAGGAAGGGACTCCGGTCCCACTCCTGGACGAAGAACCGGACATACCAGAATATCTTCGTATCTATATAACCGCCTTCAGGCAACTTGTTTACTCAAGAAGAACAGATGGAATGTCAGGGATTGGATACATTCCATTCAGTGAGATCAAACTGTTTTTAGATGAATTTGGCATTAAGGATTTCATCGAACGGCAGGAATACATCAAATGGATTCAATTTATTGATGCAGAGGATGTGAGATTGACAGCTGAGAAGCATAATAAAAAATCCAAAAGCAAGACTGCCATCGGTGGAAGTACAAGGCCACCCGCAAAGCGAAGATAAGAGGGCACTCTATGTCCAGTTTAAATATAGAAGTAAAGTTACAAAACTACAAGGAAGCAAAAGAGAATCTTGATAATATACGTGTTGCAGCGCAGGACACAAAAACTGCGCTGGACGCGTTTTCACAGATCGAACTCAGCATCAAATCCGGGTCTATCAATAAGTTCACTCAGCAAGTCAATCAGATCAAAAAGACAATTAGTGGAGTTGGCATTACGCTGAATTCTGATGCGTTCGATACGTTGGTAAAAGATGTTGAGCAGTTACAGGATCGGTATAGAAAAGCGGCAAAATCAGCATTGGAGTTTCACAAGATTGCTACAGAGATCTCAACAAAATCTCATACCATTGATTTCAAGGGAATATCTGAAAAGGATCGTAATAATGCAGCAAAATTGCAAGATGCTTTCCACAAGGCAAATGTAGAATCCAACGAAATGAATTCAGGGTTGGCAGCGTTACAAAGAAAGATTGAATCCATGAATCTTTCTGATGTCGGCCAGTTTGCGGGGAACCTGGAAAATGTAAAGAGATTTGAGGCTTACCTTGAACATGCAATGAGTACTGTAAAGCGACACCAGAAAGAGATCAATGCCTTGCTGAATGTCAAGTCGCCTGCGTCGAAAGTCAAAAAACCAGCAGCGATACGAGAAGACTTGCCTGTACCTGTAATAAAGGAAAATGTAAAATCCGCAACTGAAATACCTATCACATTCAGGCCTGTCAAAAGCTCACTAAGCGAAGCCCGAAAAACTGTAAGAGAAGCTTTCAAGTCAATGGTTATAAAGCTGAAGGTGGCAATTCATCAAAAAAGTCTGGATGAGGCTATCAGCAAGGTGGATAGCGCGGCAGGCGCTTTGCGTACAAAACGGAATGTTGTCAAGCAAGAAACACCGAAGCAAGATCTCAGCATGCATTACAAAAGTCTTGATGAAATAGAAGCTAAATTAAAAAACATTTCGCAAACGCAGAATGTCATTGGAGACCGCGCAAAGAATCTTGAAGTATTCAAACTGGACACTATTGATCCAAGAAAGGCTGAGGCCGCAGCAAAAGATGCAACTAAGATGATTGACAAGGTAACGACTGCTTTTGATGGAACGGGAAAAGAACTTGCTGAGATAAACACATTGCTGGATGATGTAAGGCGTAATTTTGATAAGGGGCTTAAAGTAGATGAGAGTATCGAATCTCTTGAAAGATATAGGAAGGAACTTGACAGGATTGAACAAGAGACCAAACAGATTGGTAGTGAGTTAAAAACGTTGATGAAGGCCGATCCAAAGTATATGGAGGCGACGAACAAAGGAAAAGATCTGTATCAGACAAGGACGCAGCGAGCTACAGCCATCATAGCAAAAGAGCAAAAAGAACCAACAATCATGCCTGCGATTGAAGCTGTAGATAGGGCGGAAGGGAAAGATATTATATCCGCTCATGATCAATATAGAAAGATCAGCAAAGAATTTAAAACGGCAGTAAATGATTTGAAAAGCAGGCTTCAAGAATTCCATGGTATGAACGTTCAAGCTATAACGAAAGGTATGGATGCTGAAATAGCCACGATTTATTCAACGTTAGATGGGATAGCAAAGCTGCAAAAAGAGATTGACCGTGTTGATAAAATAGCAAAAAAGGGGGGATGGCACGCTTCACAAAAGAGGGACTACGATAAACTGAATCAGACTCCTGTGAATCCGGTCACAGCAGAAGAAGAAATCAGGTATGCCGGGATATCGTCTCCACAGGAACTGCGGGTTGCAAAAGAATTACTGAAGATACAGCAGGATAAAAAACTTGAGTATGCAGAACAACAAAAGGCTGGGAAACAGCTTGGAGATCAGGAGAAGAAGGTTCTGCAGATGATCAAGCAATCAAAGAAATTCATCCAGGACAATATTCTTCTATATGAGAACGAAGTTGAACTGAAAAATGTCATAGCCCAGAAAGACAAAAAAATGTTGGAGCTTGCGGAGCGCCGCAAAGCGGTTGAGCGGGCGATCAGCGATAAGATGCAGCTTGTCAGAGCGCACAAGCGGGGCGAGTACACCGGCGGAGATGTGAAAGACATACGCAAGTCATCCGATTACAAAGAACTGGAGATGAGAGAAAACCAGTTGGTTGAAATGTACGTTGCAGAACGCGCTGAACTGACAAAATTGATCAAGAAAAAGAATGAACTGGCCAGGAGTAATGCAGAACTTGCGAACTCAGTCAATCAGAATCTAGAAGCAGAAAGGATATACGTAGGTCATACCAAGAAATTCATGGATTATGATGAAGACCAGGGGACTTTCAGCCCGAGAGACAGGATTGCCGCTGCCCGTAAAAAAAATCAGCAGAGCATGGATTTAGAGCCCACTTCAGCTATGGAGACTGTTGTTCACTCAGCCGAGTCGTCTGTGGTAAGCCTGCAGAAGAAAATCAACGGCCTGACGATTGCATGGGCCGAATGGAGAAGGAAAGCTGAGATGTCAGCCGAGATGACTGAGAGCGATATGGCCCGAATTTCTAAAGCCATCAAAGAAAATGAAGGGTTAATGGGTAAATACAAGCAGACACTTGCGAGTTTGCTTCGTGAGCAGGCACAAGCTTTGAAGGCCAAAGAAACAATCGGTAAGATGATGCAAGATCCTGATTTCGGAGAGGCGGAAATCAATAAATTAAAACAATCGATGGCGGATGTCGACAAAGTTCTTGCGAATGCGACGACAAACTCAAGGCTTTTGAAAGAGGTGCTGGATGGCATCGATGCGAAACCGGCGGAAGCGGTTAAAAAAATAGCACAAGAGGTCAAACAGTTTGAATCCGGGGCAGACAGTATTGAGAAGCTCATTGAAAACTTAAAGAAGTTGAGATCCGAGATGTCAAAGGACATTGACTTCGGATCGATTGATGATATTGAAGAAATCAGAAAAGCTATAACTAAAACAAGAAAAGAATTCTCACGCGCAGATACAGTTATCGAAGAAATGGAATCAAGCCTTCATCAGCTTGAACGGACAGGAAGAGCGGTCACAATCGATGGTGTCAAAGTAAGCCCGGACGATGTTGAAGGGATAAAACGACTAAAGAATGAACTTGAAAGTCTTAAAAATGCATCAACTGAATTGAAAACGGCATATTTCAAACTAAGAGAAATTCAACTCAGCAAGATGCAGGCGGCCAGGCAGGAAAAGTCCGCTTTAAATGCTTTAAAGGAAGCACAAAAAGAGGTCACACATGTCGTTGAGGACGCCACTGAAAAACAGAAAAAATATAATGAGACAATGCATGCAGCTCAAAAGGCGCTTGACAAATTAAAGTTTTCTGAAAGAAACGCTTCCAACACCGGACGTCTTGACGAAGCACGCGGATTCAAGGGAATGATCGGCGGCCTTGAACAGTCAATGAAAGATTCAAGGGACAGAGGCGCTCTGCAGAAGGGGCTGACGGATCAAATCGTCAAGGCGGACAAAGCCGCAGGCCATTACATGAAAACATTGGAACGTGGTGGTGGTGCAATGCAGAGCTGGTTTGCGAAATACTCGATATACATGTCAGGTATCGCTGCCAGTTTGTTTGTTTTCCAAAACATTGCGTCTGCCATTGAGAGACTCACAAGCCTTGGCATGGACCTTGAAAAAACATACGCAGGCATGGCCAGAGATTTTAATTTGAGTGCCAACGAGATGAAGGCGATTTCAGACATTGCAAGAGACATCCAATCTACATCGTCCATGACAGCCGGAACCGCTGCAGAAGAGATTGCAAAGAAGTTGGCAAAGGGCAAGTCACCGGGTGAAGCCGTAATCGAGCTTAGAAAAGAACTTGCAAAATCAGAAGCGGCGTTTAATGGTACCATTTCCAATCTGTTTGCGAAGTTCTCGAATAAACTGCGGGACATCAACCTTGAGGTGTTCGATGAGTATACGGATGTGATGAAGGATTACATCAACCGTGCATCGAACTGGATCCAGATAAATAAGGACGATCTCAAGAAAATGGCTGGCAGCCTGATTGAATTCAGCGCAAAGGTTGTCGAGGTATTCGTGCCTGCTCTTGAGATGATGGCCGAAGTTTTGAAAAAAGTCACCGATGTATTGAATGCGATTCCATCTGAAATATTAAGCTCGCTGGTCGTAGCTGGCGGAGCTTACGCAGTCGGATCTGCCGGCATCAAAACAGCAGGCAAGGTTGCAGGTATGTTTACCAGCACCAGCGCTAGCAAATTGGCTGCTGTTGGAGCAGGGCAGGCGACTGCCGCAGCCATAGGTATCGCCGGAGTCCCGCTCATTGGCGGGATTGTGACAGTCGCGGCTGCCGCTGCCATTACGGCATTTGCGTATGACTGGGTGAAAAAGAAAGGTGAAGGGATAAAAGAGAAAGACATATTAAAACCATATGAACCTCTATCGCAAAGTATAAGCAGGCAGCTTTCAGTTGCGGGTCCAATTGGCGCCGGTGGATTAGGTGTTGCTTTTTCATCTGGAATGTTTAGAAAAGATCCAAAAGAAGAAGTCAAAGAAATCATATCAGAAACAGATAAACTCCGGGCTGCCATTGAAAAAGTGAAGAAAGCGAAGGTACTGTCTGTCATGGACGGAGACTCAATCAAAGTAGACATACAAGGGGTCAAGGACGCCTTGCTTGGCCTCAAAGATGTAGAAACAGTTCGAATGGTTGACTATGATACTTATGAATCCATCCATCAGGATAAATCCAGAAACAGCGCATGGGGCCGCCCATCGGCCGCGATGTGCTGGTGCGCATCACCGGCGATGATTTTGCGGCCCTGTCGCAGATCGCCCGGCAGGTCACCGCCGAAATGGCGCAGATTCCGGGCCTGACGGATATCGAAGATGACTACCGGCCCGGCAAGGACGAGCTGCGCGTTTTCGT